GATATGATCTGGTCTGCATAGCGATATGCAGCAGCGAAAGCGGCTTTGGTTTAGCGAACCAAGGTGAACACAACGAGGTGGAATTAACTCAAGCACATTTACGTTCTGGCAGAACGTACAGACAACTGCAACATCAAGTGCCTTCAGTGTAGCTAACGTGCAAACAGATATGAATACTATCTATTTGCAGCTTGTTCGCGGAGCAGATTCTCCCGATTTAGTTATGGCAGGCACCAACGCCTACAGTTCATTTTTGGGCAGCTTGCAGGCAATCCAGCGTATTACCAGTGACGATATGGCACGCTCTGGATTTACTTCATTGCAGTATCTGAACTCAGACGTTGTGTTTGATTCGGCTGCGAACACCAACAGAATGTATTTCCTGAATACTGATTACCTCCGTCTTGAGGTAGCAGCATCGAGGGATTTCGTTCCGGGTGAAGCAAAAATGTCTGTCAACCAAGACGCTATGGTAACGCCAATGTTCTGGTCAGGAAATCTGACTTGTTCAAATCGCGCTCTCCAGGGCGTGATCCACACTTAGGAAAGGAGAACTGTTATGGCTTTAGCAGCAGTAATGGGCATTGACCCAACTTCAGTCGCTGACACTCCAGAGTTCCAACTGGGTCAGCTTGGTGCAATCATTGACGACACCAATGGCACACGCATGTACAAGTATCTGCAATATGATACTGGTTCGGCTGGTGCAGCGGCTGTCGCTGGTGAGGTCGCCTATTATTACACTTTAGATGGCTACAAGACCTTCAAGGTTACTAGCGATCTGTCCGATTCCGTTGAGGTCGGCGCGGGTGTAATTCAGGCAGTGATGACAGATGGGCAATATGGTTGGTTCCAGGTTTCTGGGGCAGCAACCTTGACCATTGCATTGACGGCTGGTGCAGACGGTGACCCGTTGACACCGACTGGCAGTGCAGATGGCACGCTCGATGTTGCATCAGCAGCCACAGATAATATCTGTGCGATTGCCGGGGATATTTCAGATAAAGAAATTATCTGCACATTCCCACTATAAAACACTGGGGGCAGGGCGCTGGTCTTGCCCCCTTACCAATCTAAACAATCGGGAGTTCTACCAATGTCTGTTAAAGGCAGTTTTTTTGCACGCGAACTAAACGGCGAGAATAGAGATTTTTGCCGCATCACTATTGCCAATATGCGCGATGTTTGGGAAGGCCCGGTGCGGCCAGAAGATATTGCACGCTTTCCAGAAGAATGGGCCGCCTACAAGAAAAAGGCGAAGAAGAAAAAGCCAAAAGGCAAGGCGCTCACCAGCCTGCCTGGCATGACAGAGCCGCGCCGCTGTGAACTTGAGTTGCACGACATTGAGACAGTCGAGGCACTGGCAGCGGCTGAAGAAACGACATTGCGAAATATTGGTGAGCCATATGTTGAATTAGCCAAGATTGCCAAGCTGCAAGTCACAGCCGACAAGCAAAAGGCTGACTTGGTTGAAGAAGTGATTGTGACGACCGAAACCTTAAAAGCAGTAAAAGAGAAATCTGATGAGCCTGTTGACGATAGCGCAGACGGTAGCTGACTACACCGGGTTTGAACGCCCTGCAACTGTGGTCGGTAATAGCGATCCAATTGCTAGGCAGCTTCTGGTTTTTATAAACCGTGAAGGTAAGCAGCTAATGCGTGCTACCAACTGGCCGATATTGTCAAAAGAACACACTTTCAACACGGCCAACGGTACACAGAACTATGCTCTGCCAACAGACTTTGACCGCTTTGTTTCGGGCACAGCCTACAACAGAACAGATTTAAACCAGTTGGCAGGCCCGATCACACCACAGCAATATCAAGCTGATAGGTTTGGCACGACCACTGGCGGCGTTGTTGAACGCTTCAGGCTCAAGCCAAGCAGCAACGCGCTGCGCTTTGATCTGACGCCCACACCAACGGCAACAGAATCAATTGGCTTTGAGTATATCTCAAGCCATTGGAATCAGACCAGTGGCGGCACCTCACAGGCCGCTATGGCGGCTGATACTGATGTCGGCATACTTGATGAGGCGTTGATTGAAATGGGCGTCACATGGCGTTTCAAGCAGAACCACGGCCTAGCCTATGACGAAGATTTCAGGCAGTACCAGTTAGAACTGCGCCAGGCAATCAGCCGGTCAGGCGGTGCGCCAATCATCACAATGGATGACGCCAGAAAGTACCTGGTCGATCCATATAGCTACAACCTTCCTGACAGCGGATATGGCGGCTGATGTTACAGGCACTTCCATCATCAAGAGGCTATCGCGTCAAGGCAGCCTCTGTGCCAGCCCCGGTGGGTGGTCTGAATAGCCGCGACTCAATAGATGCCATGCCGCCAACGGATGCGCTGATTATGTCGAATTTTTTTCCTACTGTGGAAAAGGTCACGCTGCGCGATGGCTATACGTCATTCTGCACTGGTATTGGCACTGGCAATGTGCAAACGCTGATTGAGCATAATGCAGGCGCAAACCGCCAGTTGCTGGCTATTGGATCAAACGGTACATTTTACCAGATCGACAGCGGGTCGGCGGTAAGCAAGAAAACTGGTCTAGCAAATGGCCGGGCAGAACATATTGAGTTTAACAATGTAACTGTGGTGGTGCCGTCTGGTGCCAATGTGCCGTTCAGTTGGGATGGCTCAAGCGCGTCTGATTTGTCAATCACGCTCTCTGATAGCGTCAATGCCAACACACTGACTGGCGTCCACGCTCATAAAAACCGTGTCTATTACTGGACCGGCACAAGCCAGAATTTTTATCACAGCGCCACTGTTGACACATTTACTGGCAACTTTACCAAATTTCCTGTTGGCTTGGTCGGTACATTCGGCGGCAACATTATAATGATCAACACCCTGACGATCGACGGTGGTGAAGGGGTCGACGACCTACTGTGCATCATTATGACCAGCGGCGAGGTGTTGCTTTACTCTGGATCAAACCCTGCCAGTGATTTTGCCTTGGTCGGCACATTTCGCATTGCAGAGCCAATCAACGAAAAACGCGCGATTGCCAAGCTAGGCGGCGATGTAATTGTTATGACCAGAGAGGGCTATTTGCCACTGTCTCAGGTTGTCAGGCAGGATATTGTCGGCAACAAGGCAGCAGCCATATCGGAGAAGATTCGCGGCACTGTGATTGCTCAGGTCAAAGCCACTGGCACAACCACTGGCTGGCAGATATTCGTAAGCCCGGACGGTGATAAGGTGATTTTTAATTATCCAACTGATGACGTTGATCCGTTCAATCAGCACGTTTTTAACCCTATCATTAGAGCCTGGTGCATTTTTGAAGACATACCAGCCCATGTATGGGGCCAGTTTAACGGCGATACATATTTTGGTAGTGCGTCAGGCGTGGTGTTTAAGGTAGGCGGTGATGCGGATAATGGCTCAAACATTGTTGGTGACCTTGCTACCAGCTACAACTATTTTGGTGATAGAGGATCAATAAAGCGTTTTTCTAGTGTGCAGCCTATGCTAGAGGGCGAGACTGATATTGCCTTTGATTTTGGGGTTGGCGTTGATCAAGCTCCAGTTGCAGGAATTGAGGTTTCATCCACCACGTTTGAGTCAAACGTAGCAGCTTGGGATACGGCAACCTGGGATGATTTTTTCTGGGCTGACACTACGGGGGCAGGCGTCACCAAGCGCCGTAAGGCGGTCAATAGACTAGGATATTCGGCAGCATTGCGGATTAAAGTCGCAACCAGTTCGCAAACGATAAGTTTTATTAGCGCTCACTACACTATAGCACCAGGGGGGCCACTGTAATGGCATTTTCAGGCGGCACTTTTTCACGCACATTTGACTGCACAACAGACCGCGACAACGGCGTAAAAATTCTTGCCAGCAAGTTTGACACAGAACTGGACGGAATGGCTACCGGCCTGTCCACTTGCATCCTCAAAGACGGCACGCAGACTTGCACCGCAGCAATACCGTTTGCAGAAGGTCTGACAGTCCCTGACAACAAGACCATAGTGCTTGGCACAAACAGCGACATCACAATCCAGTATGATGAAAGCACCAATGACAGCCTTGAGATTGCGGCCAATGTAGAGGGCGCTGGTCTTGGTATCGTGTTGAAAGCTGATCAGGGCGATGACAACGCTGACCAGCACAAAGTAAACATTGCTGATGGCGGCACGCTGACAATGGCAAGCAAGATCAGCGGCAGCTTTGTCAGTTATCTTACACATACGCCAAACAGCACAGTCGCCAGCAGCACAACCGCTGTGGCAGGCCACCTAACAGTCGGTGGCGATTTGACGCTTGGATCAGGCGCGGTCATCAGCGAGGCTGAACTAGAAAAGCTGGACGGTATCACCAACGGTACTGTGGCGGCTGACAAGGCCGTGGTTGTTGATAGCAACAAGGATATTGCCAGTTTCCGCAATGTCACGCTGACCGGCGAACTTGATGCTGGAA